GAATCTCTCCAAGCATCAAAGTTATTATTCATAAATGCTACACCAGAAGCAGCATTAGCTGTGGACATACCTGTAGTGTCGTCTGCCAAGTATCCCCGCAATTTAAATGTTTCCTGGTCTCTCCACCAATACTTTGGTGTCTTGTATTCTCTTGACTGCATAAGTCTAATAATTGGAGTTTGAGAATACACAAAACTCATAAGTATCAAGAGACTTAATAAAAATTTACGCAAGTAAATCTCCCAATTTAATTTAATAAAAAAAGGACATTTCTACCTCGGATGAGGTAATTAAAGAAACAATTTTAGTCGTTAATAAATATAATATATATTGTCTTAGATATCAAATCTGACGATAAATTTTAAAGATAAATCATCATCATTTTTTATTGGTCTTCCTAACTTTCCTATCACCAATAAATCATTTTGATCATTATATAAACCTATCGTAGTTACATATGGTCTAAACTCAGAATGAGTTGCGAAACCTTCAACATTTTCAGTTGGATTATAAAATGTTTTCAAACTACCCGTTCCTTCAGATGGATTATCTCCTGGAGCGAATACTGATTTAATATTAGTAGTTCCAGTTTCTACTCTTATTGAACCACTTCTATTTTCAGATATAGAAATATTATTTGTAGAATCAAATTCACCCTCATTTGCAGTTACACCAACTTCATATTCATAATGAGTTTGTGTTGCTTCAAATTGTAAACTAAATCCATCACCACCTTTACCCGTTCCAACATTAGAATAACTTCCTGTATCTGTAAATACTAATATCCCATGTTCATAGAATATATTACCTACTTGAGAACCTGAACCATTAGCTGATGCTGATCTTTGTGCGAAACTTGAAGAAAAATTATTATCATAGAGATTACCTTTTCTGTCATCCATAATTGTAAATGTAGAATCAGCTGAATCGTCTGTTAATTTAATAGAACCTGGATTTATTTTCTCACCATAGAACTCACGTGGAACTGTAATAGCAGTACAAGTTCCATGAAGTTTTCTAATTGATTCCGAATGAAAGCAATAAGAATTATAAGGATTAGGCCAATCCCTATAATACATATGCTTTATCTGTCTGAATACTGGAATATGAAAAAACGAATGACTAAGAGGTGGTGTAGTATTAGTAAATGTCGTTTTATCTGCTGTATCAACTGCGAAAGCATAATTACTTGATGATGTACCAGTTAAACCAAAGACACCGCTACCACTATCGGCATCGGTTACTGTAAATCGTTTGTTAGTAACAAACTGTTTTACTGATACATCGGATGGGTCTACATTTTTAAACACCCAAATCTCCTTGTATTAGTAATCTAACTTAACTTTGACTATAGCTTCTCTGCTAAAACTTTTCAATATTGGTTTACTTAGTTTAGCAACTGCTAATAATTCATTTGTATCATTATATAATCCAACCGTAGTAATATACGATTTAGGATCGTTTTTAAATGATGCGTTTGTTAATGAACCATCTGAAGCAGTAAAGAATGTAGGATTATTACTAAAGTTAAATTTTTGGTTTGTTGCTCTACAGAAATAGTGTGTTGTACTAAGTTGTTCTTCTCTTCGTGATACGAAATATTCACCTCTCTTTATAGCATTGTAAAGAACACCAGCGTTATTTCCATCCGTACCTGAACCACTACCCATTGTTATAGAACCACTTACACTAACTGTATCAGCGTTTAATACGATGATACCTAAGTCAGGATAAAATAATCCTAAACCACCACCTGGTTGAGATGCCGCTGCTGTTTTAGTTACTGCAGTTCCACTTGCAATTGAACCACTAACAACATTAAATACTCTACCACCTGCATTAACAGTTGGGTTTGTAGTAGCACCACTATCATCAATCAGCTTCACGAATGAACCTGTATGTGATAATTGGTTTCCTACAGTTATACCAACACTACCACTCAAGTGAAGTTCCCAATTACCTGGATCCATCTTCTCACGAAGTCTTGCTCTACCCATAGTCAATACATAAATTCTATCAGAATCTACACTACCACCAAATGTGAATTTAGAATCACCAGGTGTTAAAAGTAAGTTTCTGTATTGTGCATAGATAGCTTTACTTGGATAGTTTCCTGTTTGTCCCAATGAACCACTACCATTTCTATCACCGAAAGCTACAGAAAATTGTATCTCTGCTTCACTATCGCTAGCTGGATCAGTTTTATACATATCATAGTAATATTGTCCATTACTTGAACTTTGTGTAGATGATGTAAAGAAAGTAGTAAGTGTTCCTGTTCCACCACTCCACATACCTGAGGAAACTGTTTGTCTTAAATTAGAGACAATATCTTGTGCGGTATCAAATCTTGTAAAAATTTCAGCCATGATTTATCTCCTAAGCGTTAGCGTTGACTGTTATAGGTACTGTAGTAACAGCGCCTGTTTCGTTTCCAATTACTGTAATTTGTGTTACAATCTTAACTGTAGTACTTCTTGCGACAAGTGAAAAAGTTTTACCAATGACAGATATACTTTTCTTTCTTTCTGCATCACTCAAGAATACAGGAGTAGTTGCTCCACCAGTTACAACTTCACCACCTGATGCTACAGTTAAATCTGCTGCATCTGAATTATGAAGAATAACGGTGTATCCTAATTGTGCGTCTGAACCATTCTTTGTAGAAGGTGATATCGCTTGTGATTGCCCAGCACTTGAATATGTTAAACCAGTTGATGGTATTGGCATTTCAAGTATAGGCATTTTACTTGTACCTTTAGGCATTGTAACTAACTTGTATCTCATAATCTGATTTTCATCAGGAAATGCTTCCAGCATTGGTAAATTTTCTATGGCTGAACCATAAGAATTAGTACCATTTGGATGAGTTACATCCCAAAGTGAATAATCTATTTCATCATCACCAAGTGCGAACTTAGTAATTTTGAATTCGTCTCCGCCTCTTGCTAATAACTCACGACCTTTTTTTGTTAATATAGCGTCTACGGTTGTTGATGTGTTATCAAGATAACCCATTTTATTTTCTCCTATTTGGAATTTGTGATTTTATCTTTAGAAAAGTATACCTTATTTATAAATATATACTAATCTAATTTATCTCTCAGTTTTTAATCTAGACTTACCTGGTTCTTGAACCACAAGTCTTGTTTGTTTGGTATCGCTTGTTTCTATAGGCGAAAACCCATCAGGGGTAGTATTCATATCTTGTTTACATCCCTCATAAAATAAATTTGCTAAATTAGAATATTCTTGATACCTTGCATCATGTCTCGATGCTGTAAATGATGAACTATATTGGTATTTACCATCTAATTTATATGTTGCACCATATCCATTTGCTACAGAAACACTTAATGAACTAGTATAAAATTTTAATAAATCATAATTGTGTTCTGATAATCTTGATTCACTTACAAATGGTTGCATTCCCTCACCAAAAATATAGTTAGGACCACCTCTTGTTACAGAAGCTGTAAGATATGTTCCACCATATTTTCCAAGATTATCTATTGACTCTAACTTGTATAATGAATGTTTTTGAAATACATCTGAATCAAATGATTGTGAATGATTACTATCATATCCAATTGTTCCATTATATGTTTTATAATCTGCACTTGCTGAGAAGAAATTCTCTTTTGCATATTGTGTTAAATTTATTTCACCTCTAAATGATAAGTTATCAAAACTCATAGAGGTATGTAATACTGCTTTACTTCTCTCAAATATATTTGGTTCTATAACTATACCGAATGTAGAATTAGCTCTTGCTGGCATAAACTTTCTTGCTAAATCAAATATAGAATTGTCATAATATTTAATCAGTCTCATATAATCCCAAAAGTTATTTGGTGAAGTATATTTTTGCCAATAAGATTCTGCTACCTTTTTCAATCCACGATATCTATGTTTATATTGGTCTCTTGGGTCTCCAATATATTTATCAAAATTTAAATCAGCTACAGAACGAATTATATCTTCGTTAATAACATCGGATGGTGCAAAGTAAACACCAACTTTATTAGAATCTACAGGAGCTAAATCAAATGATGACTCTTCAACTTTTTTCTTAGGATTTAAATTATTTAATAGTTTAGAATCTTCTATTCTAATTTTGCTACTCATTAATCTATTTGGTCCAAGATTAGGAACTAATAATTTATGTTCTTCTTCTATATTAGTAAATGAATTATTAACAAATCCTACTGCACTTCCTGTTTCTGTATAACTTACATCTCCACTAACATCACTAATGTTTTTATCACTACTTAAATTTTTATTATCATTAAATGAAAACCTTGTAACTAAATCAGTATAAGAAGCAGATGCATGATTACCATTAAATGCATTTGGTGCACCTACATGGTTATCAAATTTAGACTCACTTAGTGCAGTTTTCCATAATCTGAATTCCATCATAGAACCTGTATACTTACTATAAGTTGATTTACCACTTGCATTTGCTAAACCACCAATATAAAGTTTATTAGAACCAGAATGGAAAGATGTATTATAAGTAGAACCTGTTATTGTCATTGATGCAGAAGATTCTAAATATATCTTACTTCTACCCGCATCATATCGTTTTGCATATAATGTATATGTAATACTCTGATTAGATCTATCTGATGTTAACTCAGCACCACTTGATGATTTTCTTGTTAACATAACAGAATTAAATTGAGTATCATATACAGGGAAATCTGTAACTGAAGCAGATAAGAAACCATTAGAACCTGATAATACAAAATCTATAGCTCCTCTTGAATCTGTAGAACCATTATCTCTTAATAATAATCCCCACTTAAATGTATTTGAACTTGATTCTTGTGCTTCTAATAGATATCTATTATTTATTCCACTACCACTATTTGCACCAGCAAATCTAAGTTCTACAGTATTTGGTCTTGTAGTAAACTTTGGCCATTTAGTTTTTATATATTGACTTCCAGAAAATATAAGTGCTTTGTCGTGTTTTCTTTGTATTAAGAATTGCCCTGTCTTTCCTTTTACATCAGGACCTCCAAACTCTCTAACTCTTAAAATAGTAGATGGTATACCATAACAATTTATAAGACTTTGTAATGCTCTTGGTGTACCTTTTGTTTTAAGAAAGAAAGGTAAGTTATTAACAATTCTTTTTTGTATTTCTTGTTGTATTTCTTTTTCAGGTTTAGTTGAATATTGAACATATGTAGAACCTGATAAATACTGACCTAAATGCCATCTCTCCAATGAAACTAAATCTTTATTTGATTTTATATTTAATCCTAATCCTTTTGCTACATCGAATACTAACTCATCAGGAAAACCCTCATTTCTATCTACTAATCCCTCACTACGATCGTGTATCTTATCCATATGATTAATGTATGTCCATATATTATCGTAGAACTCACCAATCATTCCTGTAAATTTTATGAAGTCATCATTACCACTATCTTCTCTGACAAACTGTGGTAATAAATTTTTTGAACTATTTCTATTATCTGCATCGTATGCACTTGCACTTGCTAATTGTCCTGTATACCAAGTTGTTACTTGTGAAGCTGTGGCGGGATAATTTATATAAGGATCTGAATAAGTTCCTGAACCACCCGACTTAGGCCAAGCAGTATCATATCTAACTGTATCTGCTAGTACAGAACCTGATACGAATGATGTTGAGTTTTCCCATAAATATTTTTCGTAACCTGTAAATCCTTGCTTGACTTCTCTTATCTTCCTATCCCATTTTCTTATGTCGGTAGTAGAAGCACTTGTAGCAGCCATAGAAGAACTTTCAGCAGTATAAGCATCTATATTAGTAACTTTAGTTTTAAAATTCTTTAATCTTTGTTCTGCAGAACTAAAGTTTACGAAGTTATTATAAACAGAATAATCTATATTTAAATCTACACTTGCTAAACTTGCAGATACTAATGTATCTTCAAAATCTTTTTTAATTGTTGGGTCAGTTGTCTTTAATGTATCTTGAGTTACAAAACTTGTTGCTCTATCTCTTACAGGAGAATCTAACGAATCCATATCAGGGGATCTAAGAACTACATAATCATCCTCTTCTTCAGGTGGAATTAATATAACTTCTTCTGCTAATGGTGGTATCACTACATCAGCTACAAAAAATTCATCACCTTTTTCAACACCATCATCAAGAGGTGATTCTAATTTTGCTACAAAAGAATGTGGATATTCTGGAACAGTATCAACATCCGTTTGTATATTAGTCATTAATACACCTACATCTTCATCAAAATGTAATTTTGTTTTTAAATCATCTACTCTATAATTAGGATATGTTACACTAAAAGTTAATCTTGCTCTTGGATCTGTTCCCTGATAATCACCCTCTACCGTTCCAGCTTTTTCAGCTTCTGTCTTCCAATTTCTTCTAACTTTAATTGTATTTTTATTTATAACTTCTAAAATTTCTGCTTCGTATGATGCATAGACAGGTTTGTAAGTCTTTTTTTCTTCAGTAATAAATTGTGGTGATGGTGCTGGTGGATTTTCAGGTTGTGGTGGAAATGTAGTAGGTTTTTCTTCGTGAGTTACAATATCCTGTTCTTTTGGTAAAGGTGGTTTAGGTGCGCCGACATTAGGATCTATAGCATTTGGTTCAGGATCCTCATCAGTTTGATTTGCTTTTATAACTTCAGTTATGGTATTTTCTTGACTACCATAGACATCCATAACGACTTCACTATCGCCCGATTGTCCTAATGTTGGATCGTTTTGTGGTGATGGCTCAGATGGACCAACTCCAACTTCAGCTGGTTGTTGGGTGTCTTCACCACTCATAATTCTTTCTAATAAAGTTCTAGCCATTATCCACCATCCAACATATCAAGTACTGCTGCCATTCCCGATTTTCCTCCACCACTTGATTTCGGATTATTAGAAGCCGCAGCTTGTGTCATAGGTGTTTGTTCTCCAGGAGAATCTTCTATAGAACTTGGGTCTATTGCTGCAGCTCTAGCAGCATCTTGTTTTTCTTTTATAGCTTCTTTTGAATCTACAAATTTATTTTCTGGGTTTGTATTAGTGCTTGCTACATAATTTGGATTTGATTTTTGTATATAATTTACTGTCTCTTCATAACCTGTAATAAAAGCATTTGGAATTTTTATATAACCACCAACCATTTCTTTTTTAAATCCACCATCTGAATCATCAAGTGTAGCTACGAACTTAAATGGATCATCACTATCAATTTTTCCATCACCTGCTATATTTGTTAATATTGGATTATATCTGAACTCTTTAAAACCTAATGAAGCAAATCCATTATTATATTCCGCAATCTCCGAATCTTTTGCAACTATTCTAACTTCTTCTCTTGATGGTGATATTTCGTGAACCATATATGTATCATCAAAAACAAAAACTTCTTCTTTTGTAGTTGGATTATTATTATCTAATTCAATACCTTTAAAATATCTTCCATCTTCTTCACGAATTTCACCATTCCATATTTCACCCTCTCCATCTTGAAAAATTACTCTTGGTTTACCACCTCTTTGTCGTAAAAAATTATATTCTATTCTATATTTTCCTGCAATTAAACCACAGTCTCTCAAGTCTTGACCAGGATTTAATCTAACTAAATCTGATTTACTACCGCCAGTTTTTATTTTAGAAGTAATAAAATTTCCATCTGAATCATAAACATAATATTGTATAAAATCTGCTTCATGGTCACCAAAAGTTCCTGCTATTTCTCCTCTACTTACAGCTGAAGCAGGTAATTGTGATTTATATACAGGTGGTTGAGGTGCAGGTGGTACTGGTCTTATTTCATCAGCTGCACCTGTCAATCCTAATGATTCTGCAGAATCTGCTCCTATTCCTGTCATTAAGTCTTTAATTCCCATGTCTAATCCTTAGCCCAAACTGCTCGTCTACTTACTTCACATTTATGTGAAACGATTTCACCTGACGCATCTCTTATTTTACATTGTAATGTAGGACCCCAACCACGATGATATGGACTACCTTGTTCAATTGTTATTGTTGCTGTATCTTCACCTTTAACCATATTAGATTTATCGTGAAACTTAATACTTGCTCCTGTACCTGCATCTAACCATTCATAGGTTAATGTTGGGTCTCCAACTGCTTCGACACTAAATACTACTGGTGCATTTCCACTACGAAGTGGTCTATTCCTTTTTTTCTTATAACCCGCATAGGTAACATATACATGACTTTCTGTATGTTTTTTACCTGAATGGTTTCCAAGTGGATGTCTTATAAATCTTAATTTCTGATGTCCATTCATTTCTGATGCTTTGGGTTGTCCTTTATCATCCCACTCTTCTCTTGTATATGGTACAGTTGTATTTGGATAACGTCCCTCTATATTTGCTTTATATTCTGCATAAGCTGCATCTTGCGCTGCTTCTTCTGCTTCTGCAGCTATAATCTCATTAAGTTCTTCTTGTAATGCTTTTAAATTAATAATCTCTTGTTCAAGTTGAGCTTTCAAATCAGCAAATGCATCCGTTCCACCAATTCTAAGTAAAGATTGTTCATAAAGATATCTATGTGAATCTGTACTACCCTCTAAAGGTATTACTGCAGCAATTTTATTATACTCTTGAAAAAATTCTGATATGGTTAGTGTCTTAACAGGATTATTATTTAATAACTCTTTTATATCTTTATTAAGAAACTTGTCAGCATCTTTTGTTGGAGTATAAGTTTTATTTGGAACAACAATTTTTTGAGCAGGATGGTTTTGTATTTCTGGAATAGAAACAAGTTCACCTGTTTTCATTCTCAGAGTTTGACCTGCAGCTGCATTAGAACCTGAAGCTTGAAAATCTCTCTCTTCTTTTGTGAATTGAGCGATTTGTTCTCTACGGTCAGCTTTTACAGCATTGTCATAATACTCATTTAGTTTAAGTTGATTTTTTGTATATGGCATTATCTCGTTACTTTAAATGTAAAATCATCATCATAGTGAGTTATAATCTGAGTTGCACTTGATGCTGATCCTGTTACTACTCTTATTTCAAATTTATAATATCTTTCGGGTTGTAATCCATTCATCCAAACATTAAAGAAGTTACTTTCTGCATCACAACTAACAATTGAACCAGTTCCGAATGGAACTATTACATCTTCTGTTACAGCGTCTTTAATTGAATAGTAAGTTCCATGTTCTATAAACTGACTACCACTTGGTAAATATTTTACTGCTACTTCAGCTGCTGTGGTTGAGTATGTTTTCTTGGGATATCTTTCTCTACCTACAAGTCTAAACTTAATTTTACTATTTTGTTTATACTCAGGTCTTAAACCTTTAAAGTAGATTACAGTATCTTCTAATGCTGAACCTGTAAGTGGTGCTAAAGAACCTGTACTCCAACTATGGTCATCCCAAACTGCTTCTAACTTTGGTGGGTATATTGTAGATGTATCTCTTGAGAAAAATTTTAATTGTCCATATCGAACACTATCGCCCTCTTGAACTCCACTACCACTATCTGTATTACCAACACTACCACTTCTCTTTACCATAAATCCTTGATTTGGATAAGAAGAACCACTATAAATCCAAGCATGAACAATATCGGTTACATCCATACGGATATCAGTTGTCTCATATTCTAAAGAAGAAGAACAAGTTAAATTTCTTGTTCCACTTGCATAACTACCACTAAACCAAGTTCCGCCAGTATTATTACTACCACTTATCCATTGTGTTGCATCATTCTCACCATCTCTATATCTCCAACTAACACCCTCAGTTGTTTTTGGATTGTCGTGATAAGTTCCATCACCCATTGTCCAAGATTGACTTACAGGATAACTATAAAGTGTTTGTGAGGATGGTAAATCACTTGAACCTGCATCATATAAATTTAAATAATATTTTGTTGATTTTGGTATTAAACCATTTTGAACTGAAGCACTAATGTATAGTAAATTAAATTTAACTAATGCTCTTGAAACATTTATTGTAGTTCCTGTAGCATTCATATCTTTACGAACTTCAAGAATTGGATCTAATCCTGTATTTACAGATTGAGTTGCTTCACCCTCATATAATGTTGCGTCTGCTGTAGCAAATTCGAAATAATGCATTAGACATCTCCTACTACTCTACCTTCAATATCTGTACCTGGATATTTCAACTCAAAGATTGAAGGATCTAATGATGGATAAATAATACCATTCTTTGTAGCGGCTTCTATATCATATAGATTACCAGAATAACCATTTGCTGTTTTATATTTATTCGTAATTATAATTGGTAAAGAATGTGGATTATTTTCTTTTGGTGCAGAAACTGCTGCTACTCCATCAACTAAACTTAATTTGTAAACTAAATCAGTTAAAATAATTGGTTGATTTATTTGCCACCTATCAATATTAAAAAATGTTTTTACTTCTTCTATAGCTCTAAGTAAAACCTCATTCTTATTAAAATTTGGTCGTGTCATAATTTCAAACTGAACACCTATGTTTATTACATAAGCGTTTTTAATATTAATCGCATCAGTAACCATTCTGTATTGACCAAGATATGTTTGTAAATTTTCTTTTACTGCTTGATTTAAGTTTGCTAATTTTTTCTTTGAATCATATCCCAATACATACATATTTAATGCTAATGGATTAGGTATTCTTGATGCTTGTTTAGCCATTATGCTCCTCCTCTACCTTTAATTCCTCTTTTACTTATACTACTTCTTCCGCCACTTCCACCACTTTTTGCTTTTTGTCGTGATAAAGATTTAGAAAGTTTAGACGCTGTTTTAGGTCTTACTGTCTTTGGTGAAGTCAGTCTAGCTTTTGCTATAGTTTTTCTAATAGCTGCAGGTGATGCCGCTTTTGGTATATCACTAGTAGATGTTGTATCTGCTGCTTCTTGAATAATTGGATTTATATTTTCAATTTGTTTTTCAAGTGGTGGTGCATCTTGTACACTAACTTCTGGTTCTTGAACTTGTTCTTCAGCTTGATTAAGTTGTTCGTCTTGAACAATATAAACTTTTGCTATATTTCCAAATCTTTGTGGTAGAGATAATGCTCTTATCATATAGTCTTCTTTTGTAACTGCTCTACTCTGTGCTTGAAAATAAGCAAGTGCATTGTTTTTTATTTCTATTAGAGACTCACCACTTCTACCACCTGTTGCAGGATCAGGATTATTAACTGCTACAGAATCTTTTGCGTCTTGAACTGTAGCTGCTACTAAAGCAGAATCATCGATTCTATATGTAACATCACTTATATTTTTAATATCATTAGCAGGAACATTATCTTCAATACCACCACCCACAGTATACTTTACTGTTAATGTTGTATTAGATGGTGCTAATCCGTAAGTTCTTGTGTTTAAAAAGTTTGCTGGATCGAATGCAGTATCTAACTTACTAACACCACTCGCTAAAGATGAACCAACTCTATCTGGATTTGGAACTATCTCTTCATCAGGATTATCTGATACACCTGCAC